AATAACATTAAATCAGGCAATTAGTATTATGCAGTCAATGGGCCTTGACGAAGCATTTGCTAGAAAGATTTTAATGGAGAAAGATGGCATAGATAATGTCGTCGGCTGATAGTTTCTTTAATGAGGTTGTAGAGGCCCGTAATGAATACACAAGACGTCAAGAAAGATACATAAGAAAGAAATATAACGAGTGGGCCAGAGAGGTTAAGCAAGAGTCAGAGAGACTGTCTAAGGCAAACGATGTAAACAGAGACAGAGAGCTTGCAAAATTTTATTACCAATTGAGAAATGGTAGTAGAAAGTTATCTAGTGAGATAAATGGAGAGATTAAAAGTAATGCAAATACAATTGGTGAGATTGTAGTTAGAACTAACAAGAAATGGCTGAGCTCTTTAGGTTTAAGTACAGATTCCTTAGATTACAGATTGTCTGCTGCAAAAGATTCAGCCATTCGTTCTATATTGAGTGGTAACTTATATAGTAACGGTCAGCCGTTATCTGATAGAATATGGAATGCCACAGAAAGTAACCTTAAAGATATTTACAGCATAATAGGCAGGGGTATAGCTTTAAATATGCCACCAGACCAAATTGCTGTACAGTTAGAGAAGTATCTTAATACGTCTAAGAATATCGGTTACTCAATGAAAGGTTATTCATCATCAATAAATGGACCAATGAAATACATGGGTATACAGAATAACAAGGTTGATTGGAGAGCACAGAGACTTGTTAGAACTGTATTACAACATGCTTATCAACAAAGTCTTATAGCCACAACTAAAGATAACCCACTTGTCATTGGGTATATATGGCATGCAGATGGAGCACATTCATGTCCAATTTGTTTGGATAGAGATAATACAATGTATTCTGCTGAATCAATGCCATTGGACCACCCTAATGGCCAGTGTGATTTTGAGGTTGTGGTTAAAGAAGGTATTATAGATGGTTTATCAATAGGCATTGAATACCCAGATATAAATAGGTGGATAGATGATGAATAGGTATACATCCAGTATTCACCAGTTAGGTCCAGGATTGATTTTGTATCTTTGATAATGAAAATATAGGTATGAGATTTTAAAATCAATCCTAGCCATTACTGGTTGATTACAGTATGGTTGTATTTTGATAAAAAATTTAAAAATTTTTGATAAAACAGTTGACAAGTAATATTTTATATGATAAAATTTATAAGTCGGTTGACAGCAGCATAAGTATCAGACTTATATGTACATATACATTAGTGACCGACACATTAACCGGAATAAAATGTGTGTGTACTTGCTGATTACATATATTTCAAATGTTTAGTAAACACTTTAGTTCAGTGAGCCGGTACCTAGTACGTTACTTAGGATTTTTACCATGAATATGGATTGTATATGAAAGGAAAAAGAAAATGGGCGACACAAATCAAACAGATGAGCAAAAACAACAGAACAATTCTGGTTCAGAAGCAGGACAGCAGAACAATAACAGCCAAGAACAGAACACCGGTAGTGAAAAGTCTTTTACACAGTCTCAAGTTTCTAGCATGATGGCTAAAGAGAAGCGACAGGGCAGAGAATCTGTTTACAAGGAGCTTGGTATCGATGTCAACGATTCAAAGATGGTTGAGTTGATTAAGAATTTTATCGGCTCTCAGAAAACAAGTGAGCAGGTTCAGCAGGAAGAGGCGGCTGTTGCTGCAGCTAAGATTGCAGAGGCTGAACATAAAGCTTACATAGCTGAGGTTAAGGTAGAAGCTATGAAGTTAGGTGTTTCTCCGGAATATGTAGATGATGCTGTTACGCTTTCTTTGGCTAAGAAAACAGACGATTCTGATATTAAGTCAATCGTTGCAGAACTTAAGTCAAAGTATCCGATGTGGTTTACAACTACTGAAGAAAAAGGTGGACCTGCTGGCCAAAAGGGTACAGGTGCTTCTGTCAATGGTGCAGAACCGAAGCCAAATGGAGAAAAGAAGGGGTTAGGTGCTCGTCTTGCTGCTCAAAGAAACAGTGGTGGAGAGACCAAGAAGTCATTTTGGTCGTAATAAGGAGGTAGAACATGCTTAATAAAAGCGGTGTTACTAGAGTGAAGGCTACTGCCCCAACTCAAATTCTTGCAAACGTTGGTTTGCAGCACTCCATTGGTTGTAACGAGGATTTTAGTAAGGCCGATTATACATCGGTTGTTGTTACAGATGGAGCATTGAAAATTGTCCCAGCCGGTACTCCGGTTAATGTTGACCTTAGTAAGGCACTTGAGAAGAACACAACCATGAAGTTGGCTAACGATACTACTGTAGCAATGAACGGAGTTTTGTTGCATGATGTTGTTGTTAACCAGGGTGCAGTTAGTAACTGTACAGTGCTTCTGTTTGGGTTTGTTGATGCTATTAAGGTTACAGATTCAAAAGCTAGAGCTGCTTTAGCAAAAGCTGTTAAGAATGCTGGTGCTTCAAAGCTCATTACAGTTATTGGAAAATTGGAGGGGTAAAACATGACTATTTTTGATTTAGTACAGAGTCAAGAGTTAACTGCCTACTGGGAGGTATTGGCTCAGCATGAAGCTCCATATCCTTGTGAAGAGCTTTTCCCAGCTAACAAAAAGAGAGGTTTAGACCTTAAGTGGATTAAGGGTGCACAGGGCTTACCTGTAGTATTGAAGGCTTCTGCGTTTGATGCAGCTGCTGTACCAAGACCTCGTATTGGTTTTGAGAAGTTAAGTGCAGAGATGCCTTACTTTAAGGAATCAACATACATTGATGAAGAATTGAGACAGGAGCTCAACATTGTACTCGAGACCGGTAACCAGGCATACATTGATTCTGTTATGAACAGAGTCTTTGATGATGAAACTCGTTTACTTCGAGGTGCTCGTGCAACTCGTGAGCGTATGAGAATGCAGGCTTTGACAACCGGTTCTATTGCAATGGCCTCTAACGGTCAGTACTACTACTATGATTACGGAATTCCGGCTGCAAATAAGGTTAGTCCAGCACTTAACTGGGATAACAACACAGCAGACCCAATTGAGGATATTCGTAAGCTTAGGGAAGATATTTCTGACAGAACTGGTAAGTTATGTACAAGAGGTATGTGTGACCAGAAAACATGGAAGGCATTAAGAAACAACCCGGCTATTAAGAATGCCATTTATGCAATTAAGCCGATTGTAGGCGCTGTTACAGATTCAATGCTCCGTGAGTTTATCAGCGACCAGCTTGATGGATTTACAGTTGTTGTAAATACCAAGAAGTATGTCGATGAAAACGGTAAGACAAATTCCTTTATGCCGGATAATACGTTTGTTATGTTCCCGGATGGCGCTCTTGGAAACACATGGTTCGGTACTACACCTGCAGAGTCAGACCTTATGTCTGGAAATGCTGCTAACGTATCTATTACAGATACTGGTGTTGCAGTTGTGACAAGACAGCTTGTTGACCCTGTGCAGGTTGATACCATTGCATCCATGATTTGTCTGCCGTCTTTTGAAACTGCAGATTCCGTAGGTATCATTGATACTCACGCACACTAAGTTTATTTTGGGGTAGGGATAACCTCCCTACTCCTTTGTATTGAGAGGAGAAACTATGGTTATCATTACTAATGGTACCGTTACAACTAAAGTGTCTGTAGGTGCATACAATAGTATGTATAAGGACATTGGATTTACGGTTGTTGATGGTGAAGTTGCTGCTTCGGCAGAGGAAGTTGTTGTACCAGAGCCTGTTGATGAAGTTCCGGATATTGTTGAAGAAACTACACAGAGTGTAGATGAATCCAATGATTTTAGTGAGCTTTTAGAGAAGCCGCTTACTCAGTGGTCTAAGCAGGAAGTTAAGGATTTTGCTGCTGCAAAAGGAATTGAACTACAGGGTGCAAAGAGCTTTAACGACGCTAAGGAGCTAGTTAAGCAGTACCTTGATAACGAGGTTAAAAATTCCTAAGAGGTGACTTATGGAAGTATCTAATGCTGAACGAGTATTCAGGGAAATAAGGGAGGACATAGCACCTTACTTTAACGAAGGCGATATTGAGTATTATCTTGATAAAAATGGCGGTGATGTAAATGCTACTATTTACGAAATGCTTATTATCAAGTCTGAGGATTCGTCTTTGGTTTTATCCGGTATAAGTACAGGTGATACTTCCGGTTATTTTAAAAGACTTGCATCAAGGTATAAAAGGTTTAACTCAGGTACACTAATAGGTGGATAAATGGTTAATAACAGATTTGTACTTTACCAAGTAAAAAGGGAGATAAAAAGATACGGTACACAATGGGTATTTATGAGGCCGACTAAAAATGAGTTCGGTGAACCAGACGACCCAGAGGATGTTGTTACCGTAACTGGGTTATATCACGAGCATGCTCCACACATGTCTGATACATATAGAATTTTGACAAGTCAGACTCCAGCTAATTATAGAACAGAAAAGATGCCACAGTTGCTCATAACTTATGAAGATTTTGTCAAGTATGACGGAGTTAGAATTAAGAATGGTGACTTTGTTATAAACAATGGTAGGAAACTTGTTGTAACAGGTGTATTTAATGTTCAAGAGTGGAACATGTTTATTGATATTTCTTTGGAGGAGGTTGACGATGGGAAAAGCACAGGTTAGGTCGTCTGGCTCCGGTAAAACGTCTGTTAGTATGAAGTTCCATAAAGACAATGGAATTTACATTGGACTAAACAAAATAAAAGGTGCTGCTGCAAAGAATTTTACAGACTACATGTCAAGTAGAGCACAAGAGGTTGAAACATATATGAAGAGCAACCACCCTTGGCAGAATAGAACTGGTAGAGCAGAAAGAGGTTTACATGTTGCTGTATCAAGTGTTGTTCAGGACAGCAGAACTATTGTTCAATTAGGTCTGTATCATGATAAAGGTACTTGGTACTGGAGGCACCTTGAATATGGTATGGGTAGAAGATTTGCAATAATTGAACCTACACAAAGATATTTTGGTCCAAGAATACTTAGTGAGTTTGACTTTAGGTCTTTATACTTTAAGGCTGGTAACAAAGTGAGGTGACTACGTGTCTATAAAAACTAGTGAGTTTAGTCCTACAGATAGTAGATGGAAGGACTTGTATCTGCATCTTAAAAAGTGTGGGTATGATGTGTATGCACCGGCTCAGAAAATTGGAGACTGTGTATCACCATATTTGGTTGTTAAAAACGATGGTGCGTATAAGATTTTGAATTATAGCTCAAATAAAGCTCAATATGCAATATATGTGTATGTCCCAAAGGACAAGTATAGTTTACTTGAGCCGATGGTTCAAAAGGTTAAAGACGATATGCGAGAGTTATATCCTATGTTTAGGCAGTATGGACAAGAACTTGCTTCGTTTTACGATGACACAATAAAGGCACATTACATAGCATTAGAGTATGAGAATATCCAAAAGATTATACCAATGTAAGGAGGTTTTATGAAACATTCACGGAACGAGATTCCAACAATTGATGTAAACCTTGTGACTATTAAGACTAAGTCTGGTAAAGAGTTTGGTTTTGATACGTCAAATCAGGTTGAGGTAGAGATTCAAACAGAAGAGAGCGATGCTGTAAAGCTTGTTGTGAAGGGTATTCTTAGAGCTCAGAAGCCAAAGCAGAGTACTATCACCGGTCACAAGATTACGCTACACGACAATGTGTTTAATCCAGAGCTTGTTAAGGTTTTGCAGGGAGGTAAGTTACTTTACTTCAATGGTACTGCAAAGACAAGTACATCTGAGATACCAAGTCCGTATGGGTTTGCTTCTTATGAACCGCCTGTTGCAGGTTCTGCAGAAAAAGGTGAGGTATTTGAGCTCAATGCTTATTCTGCAATTTACAATGCTGCAGGACTTATTACTGGATATGAGAAAACAACTTATCCAAACTGTAAGGGTGAGCCTGTAGCTTTTGCTTCACAAGATGGAACGTTCAGAGCTCCGTCTTATACAATCAACTCAGCACCAGATACAGGTGAGGCACCGTATACCATTGCATGGGTTGCTGATCTGCCAACATTAGATGATGCTAATTTGAAGGATGTTAAGATTACTGCGGTAGATGCAGTTCTTACACTTACAGGTGCAAACGCTACTAAGGCAGTGACAGACTTGTTTACAGTAGACCCTGCAGCTGCACTTACAGGTAATACAGCCAAGCTTACAGTTATTGGTGGCCCAGTTGGTGCTACTGTTAACAGCACTACATTTACAGCAATGGCTAAGGGTACATACAGAGTTAAGTTTGAGCTGCCTGCTAAAGGAGAGTATGCTTCAGCCGAGGCAATTGCAGAGGTTGTTGTTAAGTAAAAATAGTAAAAGTTTACAATACGCTGGTTAGGATTTATGTCTTAGCCAGCATGTATTGTATTATGGTGAAAAATGAAAGGTGGAAATATGGCTACAAAAGAGAAAAGTCTAGTGTTAACTGATAAGGATATTACCTCGATTTCTGATATTAAGAAGTATGCAGGTGGAGAGATTGTTGAGTTGCCAGAGTTTGGTGGCGGT